TGTCAATGGAGTCATCTGTTGCCTTTCCGTAAACAGTCATTGTGCCGTCTGCGTTACGGTCAGCCTTCTCAATACTAAAGTATGAGGTGGTTGTTAGATTACTAGCCATTGATTTCTCCTTGTTTTCCTGTTCACTGGTAATTCTTTTAGCCCATGCTCTACCAGCGTCTCCGCCCCAAAGCAACCAAGCAATGTAACCTGCACTGTCTTTGCCCCAACCTTCGCCTTTTTTATCAACTTCATGGCGAGCAAAGTAAGAGTTCATTCTCTTTAATGTGTCTAATGATAATGCTTTTCCGTTTGATAAGTCGCGGGCGCGGGCAACGCCCACCTCTGTTCCGCCACGGCCATGCTTTTCTCTAAGTTCTAATCCGCGTTTGGCGTTATTGCGCACCTCTTGAGGTGGTACAAAGCCATCACTCATGATTACTCCTTAACGCGTTTGCCATAAGAGTATCAATTTTTGGTTACACAAGCGTTTTTAATCAACAGGGTCATAGCCAAATTCATTGACGCTGTTGCCATCAAACCACAAATCTTTGGCAGGAATAACTTGGCTTAGAATTTTGCCGCCTGATACATTACTGCGCAAATGTTCTTTGGCATAAGTAGGTGAAAGTGTTACCCAATCGCCAGGATTGATTTTTTCCACGCTTTCAGGTACGGCTCTGTAAATAGTTACAGGGGCATTAGGTTTGCCTTGAATTGACACAATTGCCGCTCTGCTTTCTTTATCTGCTTGAGCGTATCCTGAACCATACACTTTAGGATTTTTGTAGAACCCTGGCATCATTTCTTCAACATCAGTTGCAGGTGATCCAAATTCGTCTGCCCTTGTAGGGGCTTGATGGCGCATACGGTAATCATTTGTTTCTTCATACGGCTCAGCCGCACCCGCTTGTTCTGCTCCTTCTACTGCCGCGCCGCCACCAGCACCACCTCCACCTTGCGGCCCACCTGCACCAAAAGTAAAGCGGCCTTTAGAGTCACGGTTAGGGTTGTTCTTTTCAATGTCAGCATCAATGCCTTTGTCATAATTTACGCCTTGCCGCACTACTCTTAAACCATCTAAAGAGTCATAAATAAAGCGTTCTTTTAATGTTTTCATTGTTGAACCACCTTTACATCTATTATTGAACCCATACGATCTATTACTTCAAACTTAGTGCCTCTTGGTAATAACCATTCACTTTCAGTTCCTTGAGTTCCCCAAAACGCATCTAGCATAATCCCTTTACTTCCTTCTGGGTTTACTATGCGTAATACGCGTGTTTTACCTGTACCTCCTGTAATAGTTGTGAAATCGCGGGCTATGTCAAAATTAAGGGTAGTAGAAGCAAATCCATTATCTTCAAATACTGTACCTGGCGTAAATTGATCTAAAAACTCTACAAGTTCATCACCTGAAACGCCTCTGTAAGAAATAAAAGGTTCTGTTGTTCTAGGTGCAATCTCAATAGCGGCATCTATTTCTTTTGCCAATGCTTCAGTTTTTTGCATAATTTCATTACTTGTTTCTATTGAATTACGCTTCAATAATCCTTCTCTGAATTTATTAGGATTTCTTGACCAACTATTTATAGATTTATAATCGGCTTGTTTGTAATCAATCAATGCTTTTTTCATTTCAGGCGTTGGAGTAGATCCTGCGTTACTAAATTGTGGATCTTGTCGTAATTGGAAATTTTCATAATCTTCTATTTTGTTTGCAGGTATGTCCTCTAATGATCTGTAATCTGTTACAGGTTCTGCACCTACAACCCCTTCAGAAGTTATAGGTGGTTCAGTAATACTTCCCGCAGTATCGGCTGGATCATCTTCCATGCCAGGAATTACAGGTAGCAACACGCAACGGCAATGAGGGTGAGCAGGAGGTTGTTGATCTCCTGATGCAAATGTTTGTCCAATTTGGATTACTTGCCCATCATTCTTTGCGCAAATGTCACACGGATCAGACACAGCCCATTCTATTTTTTCTAGGTTAGCCTCTTTGTAACGCTCAATAGATGAAAACGACATAGCGCGGTTTTGCTCAGTAATAGCAATAGTTAGAGCGCGGCTAGGACTTGCCACATGCTTGCTAATCATTACAGCCGCACTTTCAGCATCTAAACCAAGCGCAATTGCGTCAGAAAGAGCAGTGCCTAAATTAACAATTGTTTCTTTGTTAAAATTTTTGAAATAACTAGCCCCTCCTGTTGATTGCAAATAAGCCTCAAACCCTTTAGTTGGGTCAAGCAAAAGAGCAGTGGCTTTATCTCCTGGTTTCCAGTTATCCCAATTAACTGCAATGTCATCTGCCTTGTTTGCTTCTTTAGTTTTATTGATCCATTCATCAGCGGCAACCTGACCTAAAACATAAGCCTCTGCCCATGCGCGCATGACTGTTTGGCGTAGGGGTTCATCATTGAGATACACATTGAGAATAAGCCATGAACGAGCGCGGGTACGGTCTTGCGCAGGGTTATCTGTTGGCTGTGGCATTGTTTCTTGGTATTTACTAAAGACTCTTTTGAAGTCTGTTACCTGGCGCAGTGCTGCCCTAATCTTCACCGCGTTCTTTGCCGCTAAGCGCCCATCTGCCTTGAGAGCGCCCTCAATCATGTTAGATAAGCCTTAGCCAGCGCTCTTGCGGTATCCAAATCACCATCAAATGCACAACGGTTAAGAGCATCTCCAACAATAGGATCAAGTGACTTGAACTCAAATAATCTTGCGCGCTTACCTTTAGCCGCCCATTTCATAAATGCTTTTACTTCAGTCACTTCTTCATCTTCAGGTTTTACCTCTGTTGCAGGTTCTTCCTCAAGAGTGTTAGGAGTTGTAGGTGCATCAGGTGTTGCATCAGGGCCGCTCAATGTTGGAGCAACTGAAGCAGTAGCCGCATCAATCAATCCATCAGGTGAGAACAAGTAAACACCCGATCCGCTTACAAGAATTGGCATGTCAGCCTGTGGCGTATCAAGCAACGGCAAACCAAGTTCTGATCTGCGCTCATTGACTGACTTACCCGCAGATGTAACTTCAATTTGGTTCTTGCGCGCATTTTCTTCTGTGTCCATACGCTGTGAAGTCATAAGTTTGAATTCAAGTTCACGCGGCATACCTAAGTATGTGTAAGAAAGATTTGTAAGTTGTTTAGAAATCCAGTTAGCAAGAGGCCCAATACCTAGCGCTTCACCATTTTCTGCTTGTCCTTCTGAGAAACCAGCCCCACCTAATCCGCTCTTTGGTGAAAAACCAATTTCCGCAGGCTGTACACCAAAGTGTCCACAAATAGAAGTAACTAAATAATCATCAAGCGTGTCTTTGAACTTCTCGCCATAACCTTCATTAACAATAGGTGTCAAGCCCTTTGGCAGTAGGCGAGCGCGCTTGCGTTGCTCTGTCTGTCCTGCAAGATCATCATTAAGAATACGCTCATAAGCAAGCAAAAGGTCAGGGTTAGTTCCCCAATCCTCATCAGTTGTAAACATGAGTTCAGGCATTACACCATCTGTGTACTCTGCTCTAATCCATTGTTGGCGGCGCAAATAAATGTCAGCAAGTGGTAGCGCTCGTTCTACTGGGCTAAATCCGTAAACAGTTGTTGAGCGGCGATTGCGTACCATGTAAGCCAATTGATCCGCAGTGAATTCACCATCTGCCTTTGGATCTTCTTCTGTTGCAGAAAATTCTGAACGCGGGAAACCATACAAAATTTGTTGGAACGCAGCGTTAGGTGGCATTGGGCGCATACCGCGATCATCAATAAGCGGTTTAATTGTTGAACCATCAAGAATTTGGAAACCATAAAGATCCCCGCCTACTGTTGGCTGTGGGTAGATAGCAAGCGCATCAATTACAAGAATGTCCTCAACAGCAATGTTGATCCAGTCCTGCCATGTGTAACCATTTGCCTTGTCAGGGTTTTCCCAAAACTCACGCAAGCGGTTAATTTCATCTGTGTACTTTTCACGGGCTTTAGCCATAGCGCGCACATGATCCCCGCCTGACTCAGCCGCAATTTTTTCTGATGCGTCTGCACCTAAAACAATGTCAAAATCTAAACCATTCATCTTTGATTTAGTTACTTCAATACATCTGCGCAAAATGTCAATACTGTCACCAGCGGCTCTTAAGGTTGTAAATGGAACTAGGCGCGTTGGAACAATGTTGATGTTCTGCGCAACTTGGTACTCATAACGGCGCGGTTCAGGGCGGCCTGTTGCAGGGTTAATTGGGTTAATCGCACCAGGGATAATTGGATTGCCTGGGCCAAATGGAACTGTTGCGCTAAATGGTGCGCGTGGGAGTGCGACATTGTTGCCGTATGTCTGTTGCATTGCTAAACCGCTTTGGGCCATAAGGTCATCAGTGCCAATTGTTGTAGCACCTCTAGGCAGGTTAGGGCCTTTTTCAAGATTGCCAGTTGCTATTGCTCTTGCGATACGGTCACGCAGACCCATGCGTATCTCCCTTGTTATGCCTCTTGTAAATCAGGCGTACTGTAATGATAGCGATTTTTGCAACTTCATGTATTGTAAGGTTTATGAACTTAGTAGAGAAGGCAGTTCAACACGGTGGCAAACTTGCACCCCTGGTAATTCCTCACGGATTAACTAGCGGTACAGGGCTAATGAACCCATCAATTTTTATTGATGACAAGGGCAACATTCTTGTGAACTTACGCCATGTTAATTACACGCTGTACCACGCAGAAAATGAGCAGAAGTTTCCTAGCCGATTTGGGCCACTGTCGTACCTGCACCCTGAGAAGGATCGCCGCTTAGTCACGGTCAATTACTTGTGCCGCCTTAATGATGATCTTGAGATGACCCACCACGCCAAAGTGGATACATCTGAATTAGATGTTGAACCTATTTGGGAGTTTGTGGGTGAAGAAGATTGCCGCGTAGTTCAGTGGCTAGATGATTATTACCTAGTGGGCGTTCGCCGTGACACAACAACCAACGGCGTGGGGCGTATGGAGTACAGCCGTATTGAGATTGACTGGGATAACTGGGCGGTCAAAGAAGTTAGGCGTGTGCGTATCAAAGCCCCTGCTCCTAATACTTCTTACTGTGAGAAGAATTGGATACCTGTCCTAGATAAGCCTTATCACTTCATTAAATGGACAATGCCAACAGAGTTAGTTTATGCCAACCCCCTCAGTGGTGAGTGCGAACAGGTTTTCCATAAGCCAACAGCACCAGCGCCTAAAGATCAACGCGGATCTAGCCAGGTTATACGGTGGGGCAACATGTACATCTCAATCACCCATGAGGTAGATCTGTTTAAGAATTACCTAAAGCAAAAAGATGCCATTTACCGTCACCGCTTGGTTGTGTGGGATCAGGAACTAAATGTTGTAGGGTTAAGTAAGGAATTCTCATTCTTAGATGCTCGCGTTGAGTTCTGTGTAGGCGCGGCAGTCCATAACGGCAACCTTTTGGTGTCATTTGGCTTCCAGGATAATGCCGCTTTTGTCTTGCAAGTACCTGGTGCAGTAGTGGAAGATTTAATTATGGAGGCACTGGCTTATGAAAATTGAGCAGTTAGTTGTAGAACTATCTAAAGATCCATTTAATCCAGCGCTTAATTTTGATGTAGCCGTTGAATACGAGAAGCAGAACCAAACAGCCTCAGCCGTTTCTTTCTATTTGCGCACCGCAGAATACGGCCATGAGTCGCACCCCACCCTGGTTTATGCGTCACTTCTCAAAGCGGCCCATTGTTTTGATGATCAGAATGACCGCCAAGCCACTGTGAGCAACTGTTTATTGCAGGCCGTGGCTTATCTGCCATACCGCCCTGAAGGTTATTTCCTTTTGGCGCAGTTTCATGAGCGTTTAGGCCAGTGGCAAGAGTGTTACACCTGGGCAAACATTGGATTGCACAACCAACTTAATTCACCGCTCCCTGTTCATGTCGGTTATGAAGGCAATTATGTATTGCTGTTTGAAAAGGCAGTAGCCGCTTGGTGGATAGGCCGCAAAGATGAAAGTATCCAAATACTAGGCCGCCTTAATGCAATGGACATTGATCCAGGTTACAAGTCCGCAGTGCAACATAATCTTGAAAGGATAGGCAATGCTTCTATTTGATGTTGGGGCTAATCGCGGTGATGCAACACTTGCAGGGTTAGAACAGGGATACCGCGTAATAGCCTTAGAAGCCGCCCCACGCGTATTTGCAGAGTTAGTTGGTAACTTTATCTATAACCCCAATGTTGTGCCTCTTAGAATGGCCGCTAGTGACAAAGATGGCGAGCGCTTAAAGTTTTATGAGGCTAAAGAAGATGGGCTTAGTTCGCTTAATAAAGACTGGCTAACAAAAAATGGCATGCCGTATGCAGGCAAGCCTTACCGTGAGGTAGAGGTAAACACAATCACTATTGACACCCTTGCAGACAAATACGGCAACCCTGATCTAATAAAGATTGATGTTGAGGGTGCTGAGTGGCAAGTGATGAAGGGCATGACTCGCCATTATGGGGGCTTTATCTGCTTTGAGTGGACATTTGAAACATTGCACCAACATGAGGATCAGTTAGATTATTTATTCACATTAGGTTACAGAGAAGTAGCCGCGCAATACATTGTGAACCATCTACAAGCACCTGATGACTGGGCCAACATGCAATCTAACAACGCTAATCAGTTATTAGCCTGGCATCAACTCACATCAGATGAGTGGATTGAGGGCGGTTGGAAAGTTGCAAACCTACGGCCAACGGCTGATGTTGGCATGTTGTGGGTTAGGTAATGTCTCCAACAATTGTAAAGGTGTTTGTTCCAGTACAAAGAATTGATGCAGAACTGTACTGAGCGCGCAATACAGGACTTGCAGATCCATTTGATGTAAAAGTTACACCGCTCGCAACGATAGACACCGCACCTGCACCAATACGCTGTACATAAATAACTTGTCCAGTGCTAAATACTCCTGAAGGAACAGTGATGTTTGCTGTACCGCTTTGTGTAACCCATTTATTTACATCTCCCGCAACTAATGTGTAAGCAATTGATTGCGCGTTAAATGTAACTGTTGGAAGTGATCCAGTAGTTCCTTGTGTACCCAAAACACCTTGCAAACCTTGTGTTCCAGTTAATCCCTGAAGTCCAGTTGTGCCTTGTACACCTTGAGTACCTTCAGTTCCTTGACTACCTGTTGTTCCCTGAGTTCCAGTAGCACCCTGAGTACCTGTTGTACCCTGCGTTCCCTGAACACCAGTCTCACCAGTAGTTCCTTGTGAACCAGTTAAGCCCTGAGTTCCAGTAATGCCCTGAATACCATCAAGCCCCTGAGATCCAGTTGTTCCCTGAATTCCCTCAAGCCCCTGAACACCTTGCGTACCAGTAATTCCTTGCAGTCCTTCAATACCTTGAATTCCATTAATACCTTGAGTACCAGTTGTACCCTGCGCACCATTTAATCCTTCAGTACCTTGAGATCCAGTAACACCTTGCAATCCCTCAAGTCCTTGAGTTCCTTGTGTGCCTTGTGTGCCGTTAGTTCCCTGGCTACCAATAACTCCTTGCAACCCTTCAGTTCCTTGAGTTCCTTGCAACCCTTCTAAGCCCTGCGCACCAGTTGTACCTTGCGTTCCATCATGGCCTTGAATTCCCTCTAAACCTTGAGCGCCAGTAGTTCCCTGAATACCGTCTAAACCTTGTGATCCAGTTTGTCCTTGTGATCCAGTAACACCTTGAACTCCTTGAGTACCTTGCAAACCTTCAACGCCTTGTGCGCCAGTTTGACCCTGCGCGCCAACAAGTCCTTGAGTTCCAGTCGTACCCTGCAAGCCTTCAGTTCCCTGAACACCCTGCAAGCCCTGAGTTCCCTGCGCTCCTGTCGTACCCTGCGCACCCGTAACTCCTTGAATACCAACGCTCTGCGTAATAAGAGAAAGGTTGTGATTATTAGCAAAGTTTGTTGTGCCTGTTCCGCCTGATGCAAGAAGTGTTACAGGAAAAGTGAAATAACTGTTAGTAACAGATGTAGGTGTGCCGTTTACTTCCCACTCTTGATAATTGTTAGAGTCAGTTCTATCTTGAATAAAGAAAATGTCATTATCTTTAATGTTTGCTAATAGAAAATCAATGTCCACATTGAAATCTGTTAAATGAGAAATGTAAATGTTTGTTGCAGAAATTTGTGTAGCGTTATTCCAAATAATTCTGCCAGCGGCAGGTACAGGTGTTTGAGTTGTAGAGTCTGCTTGATACTCAAAAATAGATGATGATGTACCACTTGCACCAGTATTACCCTGAACACCCTGAATACCATTTAAGCCCTGAACACCTTGGCTACCAGTAGTTCCTTGTACGCCTTGAGTTCCCTGCGCTCCAACAGTTCCCTGAATTCCATCAAGTCCTTGAGAGCCAGTTGTGCCTTGTAAGCCAGTTAAACCCTGCGCACCTGTTGATCCTTGAACACCTGTTAGACCTTGTATTCCATCAATTCCTTGAGCGCCTGTTGTTCCTTGTGCGCCAGTTGCTCCTTGAACGCCAGTTAATCCCTGTGTTCCATCATGACCCTGAATTCCTTGTGTTCCTTGCGCACCTATTAAACCTTGTACGCCAGTTGTACCTTGAACACCTTGCGCTCCTGTTGTTCCCTGTGAACCAGTATCGCCAACAGCGCCTTGAGATCCAGTTAAACCCTGAGATCCTGTTGTTCCTTGTGTTCCAGGATTTCCAACATTACCAAGTAAGCCCTGCACACCCTGCGTTCCCTGTGTGCCTTGAATTCCTGTTGCTCCCTGTGTACCAGTCGCGCCTTGTGTTCCAGTTGTGCCACTTGTGCCTTGCGCACCAATAGAACCTTGAATACCAAGCAAGCCCTGTGTACCAGTTGCTCCTTGTGCGCCTGTAATACCTTGCGCACCGTTAGTTCCTTGTACTCCAACTAAACCTTGTGTACCAGTTGCACCCTGCACACCAGTAGTTCCCTGCGCTCCTGATGTGCCTTGTGTTCCGTTAATTCCTTGTACGCCAAATGCACCTTGAATACCAGTCTCACCTTGAATACCTGTTGTGCCTTGCGCGCCTTGTACGCCTTGCAAACCATTTGTACCCTGAATACCAGTTAAACCTTGTGTACCTGTTATGCCTTGTGTTCCTTGTGCCTGGTTAAATCCGCCGCCTTGTAAACCCTGTGTTCCTTGAGTTCCCTGAGCAGAAAAAAAGCCTGAAGTACCTTGAATACCTTGAACGCCTTGTTGCCCCATAGGGCCAGGTGTAACAACAATGACATTGGGAGTTCCAACAGGGTTTGGATTGTTCAAAAAGTTATTTGGGTTGTATGTCATCTTGTCACCTCTGCGTTTACATTTAATTCACCCTGAACAATGCGTGTTTTCACACCAAGAGGTGATGTTATCTCTAAATCATAATAATAAGGGCCTGCAATTATTGCGCCTGTTTGTTGTGCTGTTGCGCGAACTGCAAGAGTTCCGCTAGGCCCATCAATTGTAATACCACTTGTCTCTGTAAGCGTTAAAACTGCAATGGTGTCATTAGGTAGCGAGCGCAACTGCATGCGGGCTGTGTAGCCTGTAATGTCCACCGCACTTAATGCGTCTCCGCCTTGAATGTACAAACCAGTAGCCGCATTTGTAACTGTAAATTGCGTTGAAGTGCGTGAAGCAATTGTTACATTGCCTAAGTTGTATTGGCTAGGCAAAATGCCTTCAATGTAAACAGTCTGTCCTGCGCTAAATCCATTTTCTGCGGTGTATGTGACAGTTGTACCATTGCCTACTGCATTAGTAATAACTGCGGGCTGTGTGTACAAGAAATTGCGAAACCAATCAGCGCCTTGATCAATTATTGTGTTGTAATTGTCAGCCATTACGCTCCTTGTGCCACCTCAGAATTTGTCACAATCATAGCGCTTCTACACGCTGAACAATGTGTAAATGATTTAGGCATTGGCAACCCACACTTAGGGCAATGATTAGCAATAGCGTTAAAGTAATTACTGACTGTAACTTTTCCTAACAAATCACTAAAACCCTGCACCATTGCATCAATGCGGTCAGGTGAGTTTGGTTCATCAACAGTCCAGGTACACATCTGATCTTCTAACTCTGCAAACTCTCCTATGTGGTGAATACGGCCCTGCTCATACATAGCCGCTACTGGCTCTGCTCTGAGTTTCTTACCTATGTGCGCTCGCACTTCTCTAATTGGCAAGGTAGGCCGTACTTGCTTTAGCACTGCGCCCACCATGTCACCGCCTTGGTTTACTTCAACCAAAACAGCATCAGCCTTGTATGAGTCAAACAGTTCTACTGCCTTTGTAGCCCACTGCAACGGTGATCCTCTAAATGAGTAGTCACCTAATACATAGCCTTGCCCGTCAGCCGTAGATCCCACTACAACAATGCCTGTTTCATCTGACTTCTCTGAGTTAGTTACAGCAGGATCAACGCTTACAACAATGCGGGCCATAGTGGGGGTTGTTGCAATGCGTGTGCGGTCAATTAAGCCCCTAGTCCACAATGCGCCTTCAACATCATCAAGAATTTCTCCATAGAGTTCCTGCCTACCTATCCGTGTGCCGTTGTAGCGGGCTTGTAACTCCATCAATGCACTAGGGGCTAAGTTCTTAGCGTTATCAAATGTAGATCCCCTAGTAATAACTACTGAGCCATCTGTACGCCCTGCAAGCATGCGTATCAAAGCCGTAGAGCGCGGTGTAGTAGTAACAATTACACGCGGCTTCTTACCTAGGCGTAAGCCAAATTGCAATTGATCCCAGGCATCTTGATAGCGCCATGCACCTAACTCATCACACCAAGCCCCATGATGTTGTGGGCCTCTAAAGCGTTCAGGGTTATCTGCGCTGAATAACTTTATACGGCTACCGTTCTTGAGCAGGATCTCACCAATAGAACGGTTGTAATTCTGAAGCATTTGATAACGCTGTAAGATGGCAACAATGCCTGACTCACCCTCTGCGCAGGTATCTCTAGCATCTGAGAAGGTAGGAGCAACAACAGCCCAGCGCGTAGCGGGTTGAAGGATTGCTTGCCAGGCTATTTCTTCAGCCCCTAATCTTGTTTTGCCAAATCCACGGCCTGCCATTGCAAGCCAAATGTTCCAATCACCTTCAGGCGGTAGTTGTTCCTTCCGCGCCAGTTTGTTCTTCCATACCCAACGGCTCGCCTTGATCCGTGAGTTCTGTGATGGTTGCAACCCCTCCAATTGTTGAGGCTTCAATAATTCTTGCGACTCGTTCAACTTCTCTGTCCAAGTCTGATCCGTCATAAGTAACCACCTCTGCTTGTACCTTCAATGGTGCATCTAATCCCAGTAACTTTGCGCGCTTATCAATTACGCGTAAAACAAAATCTGCCGCTCTTAGATTGCCAGCCACCGCAGGTTGCCAGTAGGTACGCTGAAGATTATCTAGGCGATCTAATTCCAATTCACGGTGTTCTTCTATTGCCGCAACAGGGTGGCGCGTAAGAGCGCGTTTGTAAGCCTTCACAACGCCTGCAATGCTCATGTCCACCATAACGGCTATCTCACGCCACACATAACCTTCATGGCGCAACTCAATTATGGTTGTTTCTTTTTCTACTAATTCACGCGTATTTTCTACCATAATGTGTTCATGTTAATGTTTCAAAAAGTTTCCTGCAAGTTGAAAGAACAAAACCCCTACTCGTTATGAATAGGGGCTGTGTCCAGCACTCAATCCCCACGGTGGGGATCAGTATGCGTAACTTATCGGACTCCTAACGACATTGCAACTACTGCAATAAACAAACTCAGCACAATAAAAAGCATTACTCCATCAAACGGTGTGTTGTTCACAATCGCAGTCCTTTGCATGCTTACTAAAAATCTGATCCAAAATTGCTTCTATTTCTTCTTCTGTCATGGTTTGCCTGTCTTTACTAAATTGATACGAGCATCAAGCAATTCATCTAATTGTTCTGTCAGCATTTCTTTTTTGCGCCAATCCATGCGGTTGCCGTATTCATCTGTTTTAAGCATGGCGTAAACATGACTCAGACATTCATCTATCTGAGCCACAGTTACTTCTTCTTCAATGACGATCACATGAAGATGTTAGCCTTGATTACGCTCCGTGCGCTTTGAAAAATAGTTTTCAACATCTGCTCTTGTGTAGTACACATTACGGCCTGACTTCTGCACCCATGTAAGTGTTTTACGGTGTTGGATCTGTCGTAAGTTATTTAATGTAATGTTCAAACGCTCGCATACTTCTGCCGCGCTCATTAGATCATCTACCATGGTGTTGCCTCCTTAGTTGAAAATTGTCCTGTTTTTGGCTT